CCTAGTATGTGTCAAATATGAAATACTGACTATTAGCGGATCTTGAAAAACCACCTTTTTTACTCACTATCGCAATTAACAGCGTTGCTTTGTGTTTTAAATGACACGCTTTCAGATAAAACAGCCTACTCTGTGTACAAATCAGTGTACACGAAAAATGTACACACAAGAAAAAGCGGGTCAGGAAACTTTTATTTCTGACCCGCTTTTTTATCATTTCTTTTCGAAAATACCTCTTCTAGCACATCTGAAGCATGGTGATCCATATCAGGTAAAACATGTTGATATATTTCCCTTGTTGTTTGCACTTGACTATGACCTAGTCGACCAGAAGCAATCTTATCCGGTATCCCATACTTTAGCATGATTGTAGCATTAAAGTGCCGTAGATCATGGAATCGTATATGAGGGAGTTTGTTATCCTCCAAAAGCTTTTTAAAATGCCCACTATAAGAACCAGGTTTGTATTGACTGCAAATTCTTTCTGGGACAATTTTGAGAGATGATAGATATTTATTTATTGTGTCAGTAACGAATGCCGGTACTGATATTTTTCGTTTGCTAGTATCGTTCTTAGGATCCTTAATAATCCATCCTTTATTGAAACGGACATTAGTTTCTTCAATGGATATCTCATGCTTATTAAAGTCGATATCCCTTAACCGTAGCCCGAATATTTCCCCTCTTCTTAATCCACATACACCAGCCAGAAGAATACAAACTTCATCAAAAGTTCCTTCGACCATCCGCAGTAAGTGATAAAAGTTTTCTTCCTCTAAAATTGTTAACTGATTTCTTTTCTTCTTTGGCTTGTCCACACCATCGCAAGGATTAAATTTAATAAGTCTATTCCTGTATGCATCCTTGAAAGCACGATTAAGAAAAGTATGCAATTTACCCACTGTGTTTCCTGATAGGGTTTCAAGTTTTTCATTGTAGTATCCTTGGAGATCCATAGGCTTAATCTTCTTAAGTTTTAATTGTCCAATTTTAGGGACGACATGAACATCAATATACATTTGGTATAACTGCTGGGTAGTCTCTTCTAAATTGGCGGCGTAAACCTTAAACCATTCCTTAAGATAATTTTCAAGAGTTGCATTTGATTCTTGAACATATAGATTGTTTTCAATCTCATATTCGAGTTCATTTACCATTCTTTGAGTATCTTTCTTTTGAGTAGCGCTTCCGGGCACACCTTTGCCGTAAACCCTTTTCTGATTCCTACTACCATCTGATTTTTTCCAGGGAAGTTCAACTACACCAATCCAGCGTTTAGTTTTCTTATCTTGAAATACACTTCCCACTTGCCTCACCCCTAATCTTTATAAAAAATTACTCTTCTTTTTTAGACTTAATAAATTCAATATATTTAATTACGTCGCTTTTTTCGTTTTCAGACAGGTCTTTAAAAAGGTCTTGGAATGCTTTCCTGGCGACGTTATTCCTTTCCTCAGAATTACCAGTTATATAGTCGATGGAAACATTAAAGAAGTCTGCAATTCGTTTTGCGGCCATTAATCCTGGAACATGGAGCCCTCTTTCGTATTTAGACAAAACTGATTTTGTAATGCCAACGTGCTTTGCTAACTCTTCTAGGGAACACCCTTTTTCTTCTCGTAACGCAATCAATCTTTTCCAAAACAAATTATCTTCTTCCACTTTTACTACCTCCTTCGTTTATATTATACATATTTTGTGTCGTTTGTAAAACATAATCTTGCAATTCGTATCATAAAGTTAATATTTTAGGGTTGACGGCTAAGTGGACGAGGTGTAATATTAAGGTGTCGAAAACGACACGACTACTTAAGAAAGAGGTATATTGTATGGCAGTTGCGTCTAAAGCTAAAAAAATCACATTTGCCAAACTCAAAGGATTGAGAGCAGAACGCGGTGTTTCTATGGCAAAAATGGCGAAAATAATAGGTATTTCCGAAAGCGCGTATATTGCCAGGGAAACCGGACGAAGGGAATTCAAAATGTCTGAAGCCCGAGTAATGAGTAAATATTTCAGTTTGCCAATTGAAGAAATTTTTTTTAGCTAATTTGTGTCGAAAACGACACAACATTAAAACGTTACCAACAAAAGGAGGTGATCCCAACCTTGGCAGCGCCAAAGTGCAAATCCTGCAACTGGAACTTTCATTTCTATAAGAAAAGCTTCTGCAATCACCCTAATTCCCCAGATGCCAAGAAAAAACGTGCAACCTACATTCCCTCGAGGGAAGCGAAACCAAGCCCGGGTTGGTGCGCATTGAGAACTGAGTAACAAACAAGGCAAGGAAAAAAGGGGGGGCGTATGAAAAACCGCTTTGAAATCAGGGGTGATAAGGTCGCAATATTTTTAGATCGCAAAGATGGTTCGGTAATGGAGACAATGATAGACATTGAGGATTTAAATAAGGCTCAGGGCATTACCGGTAAATGGTTCGCTAGGTTTAGCTGTAATAATTTCTATGCAATAAACCTCTCTTCGAAGAAAGGTAAGGTTGAGACATTAAGGCTTCATAGATTGCTAACTAATTGTGCAGAGGGTATGGAAGTCGATCACATCAACCACGACACATTGAATAACACGAGAGAAAATCTTCGCGTAGTAACTCATATCGTAAATATGCAAAACCTTCCAATGAGGAATTCTAACAAATCCGGGCATCGCGGAGTTAGTTGGAATGAAGAGCGTGGCAAATGGAGAGTGACATTGAGATTAGATGGAAAAAAGAAATACCTAGGGCGATACAGCGATCTAGCTCAAGCGTGCCAAATAGCCCATCAAGCAATGTTGGACTCTATGCCAGGATACATTCCCTGAGTATATTAAGTTTCTAATCAAATTGGTGTCCACTGAGGACAAGCTTGTGAAAACGTTGGTTAGGAGGGAGGTGATGCCATGTCATATGAAATCGTTCCAAAGCGCGGCTACGTCGAGCTCTACATTGATGGTAAATTCGCGGGTAACTTCGACACTCAGGAGGAGGCTAAAGCGGAGGTTAATGCAGCGTAATGAGGGGAGGTGGAATCATGAAAGATCAGATCACAAATAAAGACCAAGCGCATGAAGCGGTAATAAGTATCATGCACACGCCGCGAGTCGGCTGGATTAAGAAAGGCAGTCGCGCAAAGTCGAACGAAAAAATCGAGATATCTCGGGAACTTGCGAAAGAGCTGGCCGACAAAGCTCTCGCCTTCTACCTGACGTTAGAATTACTTCCTTGTGATCCGTTTTGCAACTGCAAGCAGGTAGAAGCACTTCTCCTGAAAGCAGTCCATGAACTTCCTGATGGCGATACGGTCGATGAGCTGCAGCAAATCATGTTTAGATTCTGTCCGGCGTGCGGGAAGAAATATAAGGAGGAAGACGAGGTGAAATTATGCTCAGATCCATCCTCGAAGCAGAATTCGGCCCCATGACCGACACCGAATTCGAGGAACTCAAGGACCTCGTAGACACGGACATAAGGGTCAATCGATCTAACTTCGGCAAGAGGACAAGCTTCGCCGAGGAGTTAGAGATTGCCGAGAGTTGCTTTATTGCGATGGGGCGAGGGAGGGTTGCTTAAAAATTTGAGGGGGTGAGAAACAAATGAACGTCAAGGAAATCAACCTGGCCAAAGAAGGAACGCTCATGCCATGCGCTCCCGACGTTTGCCAAGAGTGCGCCGTGAAGCATGATCCAGCGATGCCACACAACCAACAGAGCCCTTACTATCAGTACAAGTTTTACCAGCAGAACGGACGTTGGCCATCTTGGGAGGACGCCTTAGCCCATTGCTCACCTGAGATGCAAAATCTGTGGAGAGACTCGCTGAAAAAGCGGGGAGTCATGATTTAGAGGAGGACAGCCATGGTACTAAAGCAAGCGTCAACCGCGCAATGTGTATGCGGACAAGCTGTAGAGTTTCCCGAGGCTCAGGTCAAAACGATGTGCCGTTGCGGAGCCATATGGGAGCTAGGTCATGCTGGATACTGGTCCATAACATCGTTTGTGCTGTTTTTAGCTAAGTCAAGGCTAAAGCCTGATGAGTACAAGCGATATCCAAGATCTAGGAAGCGGAGAAAGGCGGGACGAAGATGCTGAAAAAGGTCGCTAAGTTAATTCGCAAGCAACTTCTTAAGATTAAACGTTTCAATGCTCTTGTACAAACGTACCTGCAAAATCAGAAAGAGCAACGTCACCACGGGCAATGGAACCAGATCCTTCTCTCCATGGGTGGATCAGTGCGAGGTATGAACGCCGAAAAACAATCCCACAAAACTCTCGCTGAAGTTAGCGACGATGGAATCGTAGTCGACTACATGGATGGCCGAAAGATAGGCCAAAGGCATGTGAATCCTCTTTACATCGACAGTACGAATTGGGGAGGGGACCATGGAAGATTACACCTTTAGTAAATCGACCTGCGAAAAATACACTATCCGTTGGGGAAGTTACGGCTGGGCCGTATTCACCATTGATGAAGCAACAGGGTTATTTAACTGTCAATCCGACTATGGTGATTATAACTATATGTGGCCGAATCATGGCAGAAAGTCGTTTAAGCATTTTATTCTTGAGCTTGCGAGAGATACAAGTTACTTGCTCAAAAAGGTTAGTAAGCGAGAGGAATTTGATTACGAGGAAACCCTAAAAAGATGGAAACTCGTGATTATCGATGCTCGACGCGAGTTGCTTTGCAATAAGAGACAAGCTCGTGATGCATGGGATGTTATTACTGGATTAGATGACTATTCCGGTTCACTGGATATCCTTATTTATCAGATCATAGATAGTGATGCAATCAACGATGTTTGGGACGATCCTCTCGACCTATTCAGTATCAAGACGGATTACTCACCTCAAGCCTTAGTTTTTGCAAACGAAGTCATGCCGATGTTTGCCGAAATACTCCGGAAAGAAATCGAATCCATGGAAAAAGAAAAAGCCCCTGTTAGAGCAGGAGCTGAAAAAGAATTATCTCACCTAGATTGTACCATAAATCTGGCCAAAGTCGAACCGTTAGTGGATCGGGCATGGGCCGAAGAAGTTTTGGAGAGAGAGGATTGACGACATGTTTGTTTTGAGTGGCGATTTATGCCAAATGGCCGACCAAGAGCGCGAACTAAGGAGACGAGGCTTCTCTTTAGGGAATAGCGATGTGTATCCAACGGTGAATTCCGAGGATGAATATATCGATGCATTGCGGTTTATATGGAATCGAAGGGTTAATGGTTGGTGGAATTACAAAGATGATTACGTTAAGTATGGAATTTGCAGCGCAGAAGAGTTTAGTTTGGCGTTAAAATGGTCGGTTGAATCAAGGAAGTCCAGTATTTAGATTCAAACAAAAGAGAGCGAGGAAAGGAAAATGTCAGTAAACCAAACGAAAACCCAAGAACAATCTCAGGAAATAGCACTTTTAGGCGATGGAGCCGTATTTGTTAAGCGCACCGATTCAGGCCTCGTTAAAGCCGTTAAGGCACAAATCAAACTCGAAGAGAAAAAAGGCCACCTGGCCGAAATTCAAGGCAAAGTTATGATCACTGGTGCCGGCTACAACGAAATGAACAAGGTTGCAGGTGTCTCTGTTATTACCCCGGAGAAGTTAATGCTGCCAGATGGCTCAATGGTTGTGAATCCCTACCCGATAATTGATCCAGTATCAGGATCTATATCGAAGGTCTGGGTCAAGAAGATGGCAATTGGGTTAAGTCCGATCGGGAATTTGGTTATCACCACATCTACGCTGCTCTACGATATCCAGATGTATTTTATCCAGGACCTTGTGAAAAAGATCAAAAGAAATACTTCAGCTGGACGAATGTGCCTAGAATCTATGTTGACGGACGAAGATAAACAGAAGGGTATATTTTGCAGAATTGAAGGCGACTTAGGGGTTTGGGCTAACTTTAGTAATGTTGATACGCTTGCATGTATCGAAACCTTTATTCAAAATAAACTCTTTGCAGAGCGAAAAGCTCAAACCATTGCCGAACGCAATGCAATGAAAAAGCATCCCGCACTTGCAACAACCTTAGTTGTTCCGACTGGACCAGAGAAAGGCCGCACCGCTGTAGTCAACGTGGTTGGATTCTCCCATGATTTTTCACAGCAAGAACTATTAGATATTGCGCAAAAAGCAGCGGAAGGCGAACCGATTACGGTAAATAATAAAAAAGTTGAAGTTGTCGATATCCCATCAAGTGAGCTTACTGAGGAAGATTTGGTAACCAGTACTGATGAGGAAGAGAATCAGGAAGGCTCGAATGGCGGTGACCTTCTTTGATCAAAGAAATAACCATGCGCAACTTCAAGGGGCAAATGGAGTCCCAAAAACTCACTGGTAAAGACATCTTCGTCGGTCCCAATGGCAAGGGCAAGACAACTCGATTACAGGCTATCGGGATTGCCCTCCTTGGTTATGTGCCTGGTAAGGGGAAGCTTCCTGCAGAAACGTTTAAGCTCGCTAGTGCGGATACGATGTCAGTTGGTTTAGTGACTGATGATCTCACCTTTACCCGCACTTACACAAGATCTGAGAAGAGCGGTAAGGACGGGTCCAATAACATTACGGTTTCTCAAGGGATTGATTTATCTCCAAGTCGGGGAGAAAAGAAGGCAGCGGATAAAGAAGCAAGAATTGCCGTCGAGGTTGGAAACTTCCCTGTGATGCTGGATTTCAATGAGTTCCTCTCCCTGTCAGATGCCAAACGCAGGGACTTTATATACGGATTATCGGCTATTAAAACCGATCTATGGGATCGCACAAAAGTTGAGAGCCACATAAGATCCAAACTCCTGACTTTGGATCTTGAAGTAAATAATCCTGATCAATACAAAATTATGAGTGGATTAATAGCGGACGCCATGAAGGAATATCCCGAGAATGATGACATTCAGGCTGGGTTACAGTCGATGATCGAATGGTCCAAGGCTAAACAAACCCACTGGAACGACGAAAAGAAGAATGCAGTTGGTGCGGTCAAGAAGTTGGCCGACATGAAAAACCAATTAGCAGAGACTGACCGAAATATTGTGCAGCACAAGGCAGAATTAGAGCAGCTGCAGCAACAACTTATCGATAGCGAAAGCCAACTTGCCAAGGACCGGGAACGTAAACGCGCAATTGATCAGCGCCTTGTTAAGATCAGCGAACTTGGGATCATGATTGAAACACTGACCAAGAGTCAATCTGAGCCGGCTGCAGTAAATTATGATTCGATGATTGCGGATCGTCAGGGGAAGATAAAGCAGCAGGATTTTAAAGCAGAGTTTGTTAGGCTTGATCAAGAACTGCAATCTTTAAGCAATCAGTTAAAAGAAGCTAGGGAGCAGGAACGGGCCGCATATGACGCACTGTCCACAACCAAAGCCGAGAAATCAATGCTTGAGTCTACTTTGAAACAAATCGATGAGCAGTCGAAGAAAAATGGTACCGCTAGGGTTTGCGTTATACATCCTAAGATTGGATGCGACAAGGATTTTAGTAAGGCAGCGACGGTTTTTAGTCAACAATTAGTCGCGCTGGAGCAAAAGGAAGTCTATCAGCAGTCTGCATTAAAGGAAGTCAGGGCGCGGATTGAAGTTCTTGAGGAGAATAAAGCTAACATTGATGCGCAGCGCACAGAAACGCATAAAAAACAAACGGACCTCAATCAGGCGAACGAGGAAATCAGAAAATCGATTGCCGGCCTAGAAAAGAAAAAGGCAGACGAGGTAAATGCTGCAGCGCGAATCAGTGATCAGCTAAAGATGTACAAAGAGGAATTGACCAGGCTTAGAAATCTGCCTACTGAAGTGATTGCCCCTCTGGATATCCTTGAGAAGCAAAGCGAGGGTCGCAGGACACAGATCAAGGAACTTAAGGTCAAGCTTGAGGGGCAGGAGAAAGCTAAGATCACGTTAAGCAGCCTTAAGTCCACGATGATTGATTCTAAGACTGCAACATACAATGCTCAATGCGTAAAGGATCTGGCCGAAGCTCTAGGACCCAAAGGGCTACAAGGTGAGCTGGTAAAAGGGATACTTGAGCCGATACGATCTGATATTCAGACAAACCTCAAATTAATAGGACTACACAATGATTTCTATTTTTCTACTGAATCGGATACTGGCAAAGAAGTATTTCAATTCGGCTGGGAAAATGAAATAGGCGACAAACGCAACTTTGATGCCCTCAGCACCGGGCAACAGCTACTGCTACTTATTGCGATGCTGGTAACTTTCTTAGAGCGATCAAATCCACCACTGAAGGTACTGGCCATCGACAACATAGAGAACCTTGACCGAGTGAACTTCCGAAAGGCCCTAGCTGGCATGGACAAGCTCTCGGGTAAAATTGACAACATCATACTCTCTGGAGTCGTGGATTTGTACGAAACGAAGTGGATCGACGGCGAGGAAGTTAGAACATTGCTTCCGGAACTTAACGGCTGGGGAGTAACTGACCTTGGAGAGATTGCATTCGAGGAGGTGGAGCAAAGTGCCTAGCCTCTTAGATAGTCTAAACGAGCAACAGCTACAGGCAGTGACATCTGACAGTTCAATAATTCTCAACCTAGCTGGGGCAGGATCCGGAAAAACCCGGGTCCTTACCCACCGGATGGCCTACCTTCACCAAGAAAAGCGAGTGGGTACCGGAAATATGCTGGCGTTAACGTTCACCCGTTTGGCCGCTAAGGAAATGAAAGAACGGGTTATGAAGCTCGTTGGAACGAGCGAAGGGTATAAGTTGACGATTGGAACGTTTCATAGTTTTTGCGTTCAGGTTCTAAAGGAATGGGGGCACTTGGTTTCTCTAGAGAAGAACTTCACTATTTATACCGAGGATGATCGGAGAGCGATTATCCAATCGTGTATTGAGGAATTGGGGTACAAGGTTAAGATGCAGGATGTGCTAGACAATCTTTATACTATCTTCCCGGATGAATCGACAATATCTAGGGTGGCAAGCGAATATTATTATCGTTTAAAAAGGAATAATGCCGTCGATCTTGATGGACTGTTATTTTTTACAAAAGAAGCCCTTGCCTTTACTCAAGTTCAGATGTCATTGCAAAGTCGGTACCGTTACGTTTTTGTCGACGAGTTTCAAGACACTAACGATATCCAACTTGAAATCATTCAGTTATTGAATCCGGATAATCTTTTTGTTGTCGGAGATGACGCTCAGTCGATTTACCAGTTCCGCGGGGCTAATGTCCAAAATATCATCGATTTCCCGAACAAATATCCTGGCTGTGAAGTGATCAAACTCGAGCGCAATTATCGATCGACCAAGCAGATTGTCTTGGCATCTAATACGCTGATTAAGCACAATGTAAGTCAAACAGAAAAGAAATTGGTTACTGATCGTGATGGCGCGGATATTACTTATTTAGTTATGCCGGATGAAAGTATCGAGGCAGTGAATGTTGCTGACATGATAAGCGCGGAGTACAGGTTGACAGAAACGTGGTCAGATATCGCAGTTTTGGCCAGAACGAATCGACAGCTTCAAAAGATCAAAGAGGTCCTGGATCAGCGAAATATTTCGTCATTGATTATCTCGAGCCAAGACGATGTCTTCAAGAAAGATGATATCCGGAAGATCATTGCCTTTATCGAAACTGCCCTGAATCCAATGGATGACATGAATATTCGCAAGGTGATCAACTTCCCTGAAGCAAGGGTTACTGATCTCGAAATTCAAAACCTAGAGTTTGTTGCATTAGAACTTGGGCGCAGTCTATCAGAGGCTATGTATCTTGTAACAGAAAAAGAAAATCGATTCCTTAGTCTTTTGAAATTAATCAAAGAAATTACCGAAGAAAATGAAACCGCACTCGAAGTTATTAAAGAAACCATACAGAAACTTGACCTTAGATTTCATTATTACGATTTAGGACTAAATAATCGGAACGATGATATGGATACTATGCTTCACGAGGTCGAGAAGTGGCAAAATGTTCAAGAGTCACTTGGGGAATCCGGTGGAATCTATTCCTTCTTAAAATGGATAAAGACGAAAGACGTTCAAGAAAAGCTAGTCCAAGAAAAGGTAGATGCGGTCAAACTAATGACAGTTCACGCGTCCAAGGGCCTTGAGTTCACGGTGGTCTTCGTGATCGGAATGAACCAAGGTGTTTTCCCCAGCAAGAGAACTGAGGACTTGGAGGAAGAACGTCGGCTGTTCTATGTCGCGATCACTAGGGCAAAGGATCGGTTATACCTCACACGTCCGGAGCAGAGAGAAACTTATCCTGGCGGACCAATGAAGCTGCAAGTGGAGAGTCAATTCATTCGAGAGATTCAGGTTGAGCAAACGAAAGGGACAAATAAGCCGCAAAGAAAGGCGGTGGACTTTGGATGGCTGGAGTAGAATCTCTCGAGGTAAAGCTCAACTATTACGCCATGGCCGTTGCGATCCTCGCTAAATGTAATATCGAGACCGCCTTTGAAAAATTGCAGAATGACACCCCTGAAAAGGTTAGGAATTATTTTACGCCTCGGGACACCGAAGACATGCAAAAGCTAAGGGATGAAGGTTTATCGTACTATGCAATAGCCAAGATTTATGATGTTTCGCGGAGTACGATTATTGGCCGGTTGAACCGTAAGGAAGAGAGGGTGAGCTAGATGGGTGAAAAAAGAGCTGGCAAAGGTCCAATAATCATCAAGATACCACTAGCAAAATACCTCCGACAGATAGCGAAAGACTGGATAACTCCATATGTAACAAAAACGTATGGCGGTCAAGTTTGGATAAGCGACGAAAATCCAGGAAAATGCTTTGCCGATGAGGGTTTGAATTATATTGAGTTTAACGAATCGGACATATTTTATAAGCTCCCGAAGGAAGTTCATCAGCATATAGACCTAGAAACAGGATGCCATAAGTCATTGCCTGTGATACTGAAGGAGATAAAGCAAAAAGAATCTTCTGAATTAGAGAGGATTGATCCTAAATGAACAAGCAAGGAGAATACGGAATTCCATATTGTGACTATACGTGGAATCCTGTCACGGGATGCCTTCACGGTTGTAGCTATTGTTTCGCGGAGCGAATAGCAAAAAGATTTGCTGGATCTAAGGCGTTTCCCAATGGTTTTGCACCAATGTTTCACGAGAGACGGCTCGAGGAGCCTGAAAGGATTAAGAAACCATCACGAATATTCGTCTCGGACATGGGTGACCTCTTTGGAGAATGGGTGTCTGATAATTGGATTCTGAAAATATTAGATACGATCAAGGAATGCCCGCAGCATATATTCTTGTTGCTGACCAAAAACCCTAAGCGATACAACGAGTTTGAGATACCTGACAACGCTTGGATTGGAACATCGGTGGAGAACCAGGCTGCAGCCGACGAGAGAATACCTTTGTTATTGCAGGCACAGGCGAGTGTGAGACTTGTGAGTATTGAGCCGATGTTAGGGCCAATTAGCCTGAGATGGCTATCTGTTTGGGGAGGAAAGGGCCTGAATCCAAATTCATTATCTACTAAAGATCTTGACGGACTTAGATGCCTGGATTGGGTAATCGTCGGTGGAGAATCCGGACCAGGTGCACGGCCTGTTCATCCAACGTGGGTGCGAAGTTTGAGAGATCAATGCAAGGCGGCAAATGTACCATTCTTTTTCAAGCAGTGGGGAGAGTGGGGATGGTTTCAGGGAGGCCATGGTAGCATTAAACTTCCCGCAACATTTGTGGATGGCGAACCATTTAAGGCATGGATGGTCCGCGTCGGCAAAAAGAAAGCTGGCCGCATATTAGATGGCCGGACGTGGGATGAAATGCCCTGTGAACCAAAATGAGTAAAGATTCGCTATACGAGAAGCAATTCCAAAAAGTACATCAACTCCTAAAAGACCATGGGTGCAAGCCAACCTTTTCATTCTATAAAGATTATAAATCCCCCGTAATTCTTGGAGGATCCTCCTTTTATCAGACGGATAAAGAGAAGGATCTTAATCATGGTCCGAAAGAATGGCGCGAAGAAGTTGACGCCAACTTGGATGTTTGTGTACCAACCAAGAAAGCGTATTCCGAAAGAGAAAAAATCAGATTTGACATTGAATGGAGCCAAAAAGCCTGTCTGTACAGCATGTACGTTTCGTTACCAACGTCAGCCAGAAGTATCTCATTGAGCCGCAATAGGTATAAGACGCAAGAAGAATTGATGGCTGACGTTGAAAATTGGTTAGTCAAAGTAGGTTGCAAGAGGGCATCTAAAACGAAATTCAAAAACCCAGAATCTAAAGATTACGTTTCAGGATATAAGCAAATTGAATTGTTTGCTTGATTTCGGAGGTAAGCCAGCAGTGAATCCTCAACTAGAGATCATCGTCGATAACTTCGCAGGAGGCGGCGGAGCAAGCACTGGAATTGAAATGGCCATTGGACGATCAGTCGATATAGCAATCAATCATGATTCTGCCGCGATCGCCATGCACAAAGTCAATCATCCGGATACCTTGCATTATTGCGAATCCGTCTGGGAAGTCGATCCGAGAAAAGTAACAAATGGTCGCCCGGTAGCATTGGTATGGTTTAGCCCTGACTGTAAGCACTTTAGTAAAGCCAAGGGTGGAAAGCCAGTTGAGAAACACATACGAGGTCTAGCATGGGTAGCGGTTCGTTGGGCAGCTACGGTTAAGCCTCGAGTGATCATGCTGGAAAATGTAGAAGAGTTTAAGACCTGGGGGCCACTACTCGTAAACGGAAAGCCAGATCCCAAACAAAAAGGACGCACATTCAAGGCTTTTGTCCATGCGCTAGAGCGTCAAGGATATCAGGTTGAATGGCGAGAGCTCAGGACCTGCGATTACGAAGCCCCAACGAGTCGAAAAAGATTTTTCTTAATCGCACGGTGTGACGGGCTGCCCATTGTTTGGCCCGAGCCAACTCATGGAGATCCGAACAGTCCTGAGGTTAAGTCAGGGAAGCTGAAGCCATGGAGAACTGCGGCAGAAATTATTGATTGGTCAAAACCATGCCCAAGTATCTTCGAGCGCAAGAAACCGTTAGTTAAAACCACTATGCGGCGGATAGGCCGGGGAATCCATAAATTCGTTATTAATAATCCAGAGCCATTCATCGTCCAGATTGGGCAAAACGGATTTAGTAAAGATGATCGAAGTTATCAGCTTAGTCAACCACTAACAACTATTGTCACGAAATCAGAGCATTGCCTTATCACTCCTTTTCTCACCCAATATCACGGTTACGATGCGAATGCTCGCGGACAGGTTATCGGTAAGCCTATCTTAACGATTGACACCTCAAATCGTTATGGATTAGTCGCGCCATTTTTATCTAAGTTTTATAAGACGGGAATAGGCCAAAGTATAACAGAACCGCTCCACACGGTTACGGCATTTGCCGGGCATTTCGGAGAGATAAGGGCATTCCTAACGACCTACTACGGAAATAACGACGATCTTGGTCAAGCCATGAACGAACCACTTAGGACTGTCACCACAAAAGATCGGTTCGGTATCGTGTCGGTTAGCGTAGCTAAAATGGATAATCTCAGGAACTTAGGGCATTGGCCTAAGGTTAGAACTATATTGAACGATTACTGCGGTTATAGCCTAGCTGATAATGAGATTTTACTGTTTTGCGTTAATGGAATTTATTATTTTATTTCTGATATTGGGCTAAGAATGCTCATACCGAGAGAATTATTCGACGGACAAAGTTTCCCTCATGACTATGTAATTGACAGGGATTACTACGGAAAATATTATCCTAAGTCGGCTCAGGTTGCCCGTTGCGGCAACGCTGTAGCACCAGTGATTCCCAATGCTCTGGTTAGAGTAAATTTACCTGAGCTATGCGGCATAAAGAAACCGACTAAGCTGAGAATGCAAATGTCATTGTTTTAAGGAGGAATTACATTGAGTATCGGTCCTGTCCTCAAATATCCCGGATCCAAATGGAGAATGGCCGATTGGATAGTTGCAAATATGCCAATACACCATACCTATCTCGAACCATTCTTTGGATCCGGTGCCGTGTTCTTCACCAAAGATCCCGCCAAGGTTGAGACAATTAACGACGTTGATAACCATATTGTGAATTTCTTTAAGGTTCTCAGGGAGCAACCTGACGAACTGGCCAGAGTTGTTGAGCTAACTCCATGGTCGCGCCTCGAGTATGAAACCTATTTAACCTCAGCTAAGGAAAAGGACTATTTCCTTCAGTCGGAAGACCCCATAGAAAACGCTCGACGATTATTAATCCGGATGAACATGGGTCACGGATCGCGATCCAGTGATATGGGGGGTGGAAACACAATGTACAAACAAAAGGTTGTGGGAATTCTAGCTCGAGTTTATGGAAAAACATTCCGAACAGAATCTGCTTAGCCGCTCAAAGGCTAAAAGATGCACAAATAGAGTGTCGACCAGCAGTTGAAGTTATTAGGAGATATGGGTACCCCGATGTTTTAATCTACGCTGATCCTCCTTATCCGTTATCAACTAGACACAATCGTATGTACAAACATGAAATGACCAATCAGGACCACATTGAATTACTCGAGACGCTAGACAGTCATCCTGGGCCAGTACTTCTTAGTGGGTATGCTTGCGAACTTTATGATTCAAGGCTGACACATTGGACACGCAAAACGTTCAAAGCTTTTGCTGAAGGAGGTCGTGAGCGAGAAGAAGTACTTTGGATAAATCCAGTTGCAGCGAAATCGATCGGGACAACACTGTTTTAAATGAAGAAGGTGAAGAAGTGGCAGATGTACAAATTGACTCAGGCGATTTTACCAGAATTGCAAATGTACTACTGGAGAATATAGCACGACTTCACCTAAACGGAACGCAGTATTCAATTGTTCTTACCGTTTGGAGATTCACTTATGGATTTCAGAGAAAAGAGCATGATTTATCTATTACTTTTATCGCTAATGCTACCGGAATTTCCGGGAGGTCTATCAAAAAAGAGCTAAAAGTTCTCATTGATCGTAATATCCTCTTGGTTACAAAGGAAAGCACAAAGGCAGAATCAAGGACCTTAAAATTCAATAAGGACTATGAATCATGGATTGATGAGGGGACGTTTTGTTCCCCTGAACAGGGGAACAAAACGTCCCCTCCTGAGCAGGGGAGCAATTGTTCACCAGGGGAGCAAAACGTCCCCTGTGAGGGGAGCAACTCTTCCCCTCAACAGGGGAGCAATCCTTCCCCTAAGAAAGAAAGTAAAGATAACTTAAAGAAAGATATATATATAGTCTTCTCGCATTGGAATTCAAAAAAAATTATCACGCACAAAACTCTTACTGAAAAAATAGCCAACCACATAAATGCAAGACTCAAAGAGGGATATTCTGACGAGGAAATTATTGCGGCGATCGACAACTATGAAATCATACTCAGGGATAACGCAAATTACTTTTGGACTTACAAATGGGGATTAAGCGATTTCCTTGTTCGAGGGTTAGATAAGTTTAAGACTGAGAGCGATCCATTTACGAACTATGCCAATAAGGGAAAGACTAAAGGACCGCCAAAACCAAATAATAAAGCACCATCCAGCAAGTACGAAAAGTTTTACCTGTGAGGTGAATATAAATGCCGCGTATGGGCCACGCAAACCCAAGAACCTACGGAAAAATTCTTAAGGATTCGAAAAGAGAGGTTACACACGTTTACTCCGAAACAACTCGGAAATTTAACGTTGCCCATTACGAAACCACCGGAGAAGTTAAATATCTTGATGAGGAGGAAGAGGATATGCCGACGGTTGATCAAAAAGCGAACGCAAAGCGAATGAAGACCGAGATCACAAGCATTGAGCAATTTGAGGCAATTGGAAACTACAAGGATGTTGCCATTAAGTATCATGTCGCTGTCATGACTGCTCATGGGTTGATGAGATCGCTGAGGTCTAAAAAATCAAGGGAGGAAGCTGGAATGGTCGAGAAACAAGAGCAGGTTGATCATACCCCAACCCTGGAGGATATCGAGAAGTTTCACACGGACGTTCCTAATCAGGAATTGCCAAAAGTTGAGTTTGGGAAAACGTTAATTTTAAACTCGGATGAACTCTATGAATGCCGAGAAATCGTTAGTGAACCCTTATCCGAGGAAACTCAAATTAAGATCAACAATAGGGTTGAGCAGCTACGAAACGGTAGAAACATGGACGAGCCAGGAGAGGAAGTTACCTCCGTTACGTTCTGCAAACAATGCGGAGACATAATTATTCATCCGCCAAGCATTGGTGAACTTTGTGGAGTGTGCGCGGTTAACTGTCGAGATGAACTCGACAAAGCAGTTGAACATCTGGAATCAAAGTGGACAGGTGTGGAAAAAGTCCGATCTATCGAAGACCTATGGAAATCTGTTGAGTCAGACGTTGCCATTCTTCACAAAATGACGATTGCTCAGGCCGAAAAAGATTTTCAGACGCGGCTTTCCGGAGTGTTTGAGGGATGTTAAAGAGTTTAAATCTCGTGGTTAGCGTAACTGTTGGCTGCATTGTTTTGGTTTGGGTATTTGCTTTGGCTATGGTCTCGAGATCAAGGGAAGAGGCGTGGAATCGGATGGATAAGAGAAAAACCAGTGGAGGAGGTAACTGATTTGGGTTACGAAAAATCGCCACGAATCCGAGAAATAGCCGAAGAGCTGATTGATGATCATCATCCCCATTTGAAGGATGCTAAGGAACTCCTCGAGTACTATGTCCGGGATGACGGGGGGGGTGGATTGGACAGGTAAGTGCAAAAAATGCACAAGCTTTGAGCGATTTTTAACCAAAATGACGTTTCATATTTTCATCATCGAACCGGCATTTGAGAGATGGCCGATGGAAAAACTCAAAGCCCTTGTCGACCATGAGTTGTGTCACATCCAGCGTAATACTGGGATGGTCATTACCGATCCGAACACTGGCAGAATCCTCAAAAAGGAATGGGCAGATAAAGATGATCCTGACAGCTGGCACATTCGAGAACATGACGTAGAAGAGTTTTCGGATATCATCCACCGGCACGGGCTTTGGGAGCATGGGATAGAGAAGTTTGCCGAAGCCGTCAGGGAAGCCGAGTATCAAATGACGATTTACGATGCCGAAGGCGAACGGGAGATGAAATTAGTGAAATGAACCATAACGAAAGCGATGAGCAAATCTCTCTTTTCCAGTGGGCTAATCTAATGCTATATCAACACCCTGAACTATCACTACTCCACTCAATACCAAACGGAGGCAAGCGAAACGCCAGGGAAGCAGCACGATTGAAACGAGAAGGAGCATTGGCAGGAGTTAGCGATATCTTCCTGCCGGTAGCCAGAGGCGGTTATCATGGACTATATATTGAGCTAAAAGTAAAAGGTGGAAAATTGAGCACTGCCCAGGAATGGTGGTTATGGGAAACGGAATGCCAAGGATATTGCTCGAAGGTTTGTTTCGGATGGATAGAAGCCAAGGAAGTTATCGAGAAATATCTAGGAGGAGGATTGAAGACAAATGTATCTTGAGATCGTTAGTGAAGACGCGAGAATCGTATCAGATGTCTTAGAAGAGCTTAAAAGGGCTATGTCTAAAAAGCCTTTGTTTACTTGCCCACATCACGGTTACGCCATCATCTTAGAAGAAATGGATGAGCTTTGGGATGAAGTGAAAAAGAAAAAATTCGAACGCGATATTAAGAACATGCGATCAGAAGCGGTACAGGTAGCAGCTATGGCAATTAAGTTTATCATGTCGATGGAAAATGACTGGAAGCCGATAAGCCAGAATAAAAGATCCGAAAGGGATTTCACGGAAGAAGAACTGCAAAACGAAATAAAGTGCAAACAGTGTCGGTATTCCTTTATGACGGAGGATGCACTTGCTGAGCTAGGTAGCGATCCATGTGATATATGCCATGATCTTAGTGGATGGAAACCGAAAGAGTAGGTGCTGGGACAAATGGCACGCATTAAAGTGTGGTACCGTTGCCCGACATGCCAGAAGCAGCACAATAAAGAATCCGATGCCATAGCGTGCCGGAATAACCACCCAATCCTCGCAGAAAGTTGGGCGGTAGGAAAAGACGGAAAAGCGGTTCGAATTTCCGATCACTGTGCTCCAAATGGGTTAGGTGGAATCAATTGGGCTTTGCGAGAGGCTGATTTGAGTGACAACATAAAAATTCGGACAAGGCAACTAGAGGAGGAAACCGATGAAAGAAATGAGCGCTAAAACAATTCTCAAAGCTCTGAGAGAAAGGCATCAAGAAAGAGAATGGGCGTTTTTTAGAGAACTAAGAGTTGGAACAGGCTATCGGAATGTTGAAAAAGGACTAAATCCAGAACAACGTCTTGATGCGTGGGCAATCAACCTCTATCCGAGCAAAAACTTCCTGCGTATAGCCTACGAAATAAAAGTGAGTCGTGGTGATTTCTTGCGGGAAATTAACAATCCTCAGAAGCGAGAACAGGCCCTACAACTTTCCAATCAATTTTACTTCGCGGCTCCGGTGGGATTGATTAAACCCGAAGAAATACCAGAGGAAGTTGGGCTAATCGAGGTATTTGACGAATGGCAAAGCATGATTAAAGTTTCGGCTCCAGTTAGAGAAGGTGGAGAGCTGCCTTGGCAGTTCTTAGCATCGATAGCTAGGCGGGTACAACGGGAGGAAATCGAACATGAAACATCTTCTAGTATTTAACGGTCAGTATTATGCCGGGGAAAATACAGAGGATAACAAACTTATCTTCGTTTCGGAAAGATCAAACGCTATGCCGATCGATGAGAGAAGGTTGAGATATATCATGCAGACTATATTCAATTGGTTTATGGCTAGAGAGATTGAGTTGAAGAGGATCGAGGTGCTTAAGGTTGTGTGAATGCCGAAAGTGTAAGGGACAAGCTTGCCAATGCCCAACTTGTGATGAAAAGGATAAGTGTAAATATCCGAAGTATGATATCTGCAGGTGGGACGTTCTTAGTAAAAGCATTAAAGCTTGTGGATAATGTTGTGGACAAGCTGTGAATAAAGGGGTGACTTAATTCGAAAGGGGTGGCCAATGGTGAAACAGCTGATTAAGGAGTATCACATTACCCTAAGACGTATTAACAGAGCAAAAACAGAGGCCACCAATACTGAAGATAAATCACTTCTAGCAAGCTGTTCAGATAGCTTGAGTTTCTCGATAAAGTACATGGAGATGGGTAAGCATCCTGATAACAGGCGAGGGATAACCAGAAGGAGTAGCCTACAAAGGGAAATACCAGTAGATCCTCAGGATGAGGCTTTTGTTCGGGCAGCTGCACTGCAACGTCAGCCATCAGAGGTTAGTGACAGAATACAAAGCGCTATAAAGGATCTAAAAATTGCAATGAGGGATTTAACGATGAAGGAGAAGGAAGCATATGCGCTAGTACGTGCCGATGGATACTCTTTTGGAGAAGTTGCGTGGATCATGGGGATACAAAAGAGCACAGTACAGACGTTAGTAAAACGGGCAGAGGAAAAGATTGGCGATATGGTTGAGGATCTAACTGACCGAGGAATTGTATTTAAGCAAGATATTCAACTGGAAATGTTCTAGTTTTGTCATACGATTGCCACCTATATGTAGGAGTGCTTTCCTTCTAACAGGAGTCTTCGGGCTCCTTTCTTTTTGTTGAGTAAAGGCGGTGTAAAAGATGGAATTAGAGAAAATAAGTGAATTAGAGTTTGTCATAAAGACGGCGATAAAAACAAAACAAAGTCTGGGTGTGTTAATCGAAATGCCCGGATTTGAAATGCCTGAGATGATTATAAATCCTGTTGAGAACCTAGAGAAGAAACTTGAATACTACAAGGCAACTTACGATGATAACCTCGAGCACAAGCACGCTAAAGGTATCAAGATAATCGGTTATACGTTTTGTTAACGTCATACTAAGGCGGTGATCAAGTTGCCTAAGCCAGCTTTTGAATGTGTTGGTTTTACTCCGAAGGAAACAGGCATAAGTCCTAATTGCAGTAATTGCAAGAATTGGAATGGAAAGTGTTTAGTTCGCGGGATGCTTGATGATTTGTATGCTGAGAGTTCGAGAGGACTGACGTTTGATCGGATGATGAGGAGTAATCGGGGCGTGAGAATAGAATGAGCTTTTATAAATCTGGCAAATGGAAGCGTAAGCGTCCATCAATACTTAGGCGCGATGAGTATCTTTGCCGAGAGTGCAAGCGTTACGGTAAGACCACAGCTGCAACGACAGTACACCATATTATTCCGCTGACTTGGTGTTTAGTCTATTGGGTAGCGCTAGCACTGATGAGTATTAATTTAATTAGCTTTTGTGATTCGTGCCATGACAAGATGCACGATCGAAATAGCCGGAAGCTAACTGACCTTGGGTTGTCTTGGGTTAAGCGGATGGGCGAGACTGGACTTAAGTGGATAGATAAGTACGCTGGTGATTGGTAGGCGTGGCGAAGGGAGCTTAAATGATGAGGACTAAAGGGTTGAGGTATGAATGCCTTGAGTGTGATTGGGTAGAGATCGTCTCACCTAACGACCAAAGGGTAGATGGTCGAAGGTGTAAAGAATGCGGTGGGCACTTGTCGCCAGCTGGCTACGTTGTCATTGGGATTGATTTAGCAAACGGACCTGATTGCACAGCGTATACCCCCCACCTATGACTTTAAAATTTTAACCCCTTAGGTACCGGAGGGGGAAACTTTTTCCAATAGAGCGAACTTCCATAAAACTTTTTTCAGGAGGTGAAGAGGTTGCCTGCAAGGACAAAAAAGGCCATCAAGTCAAAGACTGTCAGGGAAATGAAAAACCTTGATACTTACAAAAAAGAGTACGATTCAATAATAGACATCTACGCTGAACTTGTTGAGCAATACGAAATCATCACTGGAAAATTTGTGCTGGAAGATTACAAGTTTCAAGAAATGACTGCTGATGGTGGATATAAAAAATCTCCGATTGTGTCAACCCTCGAAAGCCTGAGAAAAGATATATTGGCGTACTCAGATCGACTATGCTTAAACCCCAAAGCCAAAGGGACGGCGGCTGTAGAGAAAAAGGGCAAATCGAAACTAGCCCAGGCATTAAGTGATCTTCAGCGTGAAACATAAAAACTTCGACCTTGTACTTGAGTACGCCAACAGCATAGTTGAAGGTCGAAAGGTAGCTTGTAAAGAACAGATCCAAGGTTGTCAAAGATTCCTCGATGACCTACAAAACCCAGCTTATGATTTCAACCCCAAGGACGCCGAGTTTGTCATTTTACTTATCGAAAGAACATTTGTCCATATGCAAGGTGAGAGATTAGATGGCACTCCGTTACGCGGGGAGCCTTTTTTGTTGGAACCGTTTCATAAATACATCGTCTATAACATCTTGGGATTCTATCATAAAGGAACGAAGATAAGGCGATTCAAAGAGGTTTTCATTTATATACCTCGGAAGAATATCAAAACGTCTTTTGCTGCCTCGTTAGCTTGGGGTATTGGGCTTCTCCAAAGGCTAAGTGGTTCAAAGATTTATGTCGTGGCAGCTGCGCTCAAACAATCGCTAGAGAGTTTTAATTTCATAAATTTTAATCTCGAACAAATGGGTGAAAAGGAAAACTTCAGAGTCATCGACAATAATCAAGAACACAGTATACAAGGTGAGATTGGAGATGGCTCTTTTTACTTTCAAGCACTAGCTGCCAATCCTGATAAGCAAGATTCGCTTAATTGTAACATTGGTATAGCTGATGAGATCCACGCTTACAAAACTCCAAAACAATACAACATCATCAAAGAGGCAATGAAGGCCTACACAAATAAACTTATGATCGGGATCACCACAGCCGGCGATGACATGACATCGTTTTGTTATCAAAGGTTGATGTACTGTAAAAAAATCCTAGATAAGACCGTCACGGCTGAAGCTGAGTTTGTCTTTATTTGCAAGGCCGACCAGGACGACGAAGGTGAAACTGATTACACGGATCCGCGTATCCATGAAATGGCCAACCCGGCCTATGGCGTAAGCATCCGCCCAGATGACATAATGAATGACGCACTGCAAGCGCAGAACGATCCGCAACAGAGAAAGGATTTCTTAGCTAAGTCTTTAAATATTTACACGGCTGCAATGCGAGCCTATTTCAATATCGAAGAATTCCAGGCGTCGGATAAGAAATACAACTGGACCATTGAGGAACTAGCGAGGTTTCCTATCAATTGGTATGGGGGGGCTGACCTATCTAAGATGCACGACCTTACAGCGGCTGCGCTTCACGGTCAATACAAAGGCGTTGACATTGCGATTACTCACGCATGGTTTCCTATTGTCGCTGCGCATAGCAAGGCTGATGAGGATGGTATTCCTCTCTTCGGTTGGAAAGATGACGGCTGGTTGGATATGTGCAACACACCAACCATTAATTACGACGATATTGTCAATTGGTTTATTAAAATGAGAACTATGGGATTCAAGGTTAAGCTGACCGGCTTTGATAAAAAGTTCGGTAAGAAATTCTTCATGGGAATGAAAAAAGCTGGATTTAAAATTGTCGATCAACCCCAATACTTTTATAAAAAGTCGGAAGGGTTCAGACATATTGAGAAGTCAGCGAAGGATGGAAATTTTTATTATCTGCATTCTCAAGCCTATGAATATTGCGTTCAAAATGTTCGGGCCATAGAAAAGACTGATGATATGATCCAATACGAAAAGGTAGATGGCGATGGTGGCACACAGCGCATTGATATCTTTGACGCGGACGTGTTTGCAACAGTTCAGATGTTAGAGGACCTTGAAAAATCTTCGAAAGCGGCGGGGTGGTTAGACTGAGCAGAAAAAGAAACCAAACACAAACGAGAGCGGCACCAACACAGAAGCGAAGTGATACCTCGTGGCTATGCTCGATTGATGCCTTTAATGTCCTGACATCCGGCCAATATACTAAGTTGTCAGATTGCCCAGAGGTTAAGATGTGCGTGCACATATATGCTGACCTCATAAGCAGTATGACGCTCTATCTGATGCAGAATACGGACAAAGGAGATGTCAGGATAAGAAATGAGCTATCAAGAAAGCTGGACATTAATCCGAATAAACTTATGACCAGCAAAACGTTTATTTACAATCTTGTATGGACTTTAATGCTGCCCGGTAATGGTAATCAAGTAACATATCCACGCTACGACAAGGATGGATATCTCGACAACCTTGAACCGTTTAAACCTTCAAGGGCAATATTTATTGATACTCCAACCGGCTATGCAATCAGATATGGCGACACAACTTTTAGCCCGGATGAGGTCCTGCATTTTGTCATCAATCCAGATCCGGAAAGGCCGTGGATCGGGACAGGATACAGGGCAGTCCTCAAGGATGTGCTTAAGGGTCTTAAGCAAGCTGGAGTAACAAAGCAATCTCTTATGGAAAGTCCAGCCCCTTCGATCATAGTAAAGGTCGATGGATTGACAGAGGAGTTTGCAAGCAAAGAGGGTCGTAAAAAACTTTCTGAGCAATATCTTGATAGCTCTGAAAATGGTAGGCCGTGGTTTATCCCGGCGGATTTATTTGATGTCAAAGAGGTCAAGCCATTGACACTCAATGACCTAGCCTTAGCCAAAAATCTAGAAATTGATAAAAGGACGGTAGCAGGTATTTTTACCATGCCGCCTTTTTTAGTTGGTGTTGGTAATTTCAACAAGGAGGAATTCAACAACTTCATTGGCACCCAGATAATGTCGAAGGCAAAGGTTATCGAGCAGGAATTAACTCGTAAGTTACTTTATTCTCCGGATTTGTATTGGAGATTTAATCCGCGCAGTCTATACTCTTACAGCCTAACCGAGATCATCGGGGCAGGAAGCGCGATGGTTGACCGTATGGCAATGAGGCGTAACGAGTGGAGGGAGTGGATCGGGATGTCTCCGGAGAGCGATATGGAAGAACTCCTTGCGCTTGAAAACTATGTTCCGGCGGATATGCTCGGACAACAAAAGAAACTGAATGGAGGTGATGGAAATGGATCGTAAAATTAGACAAGCCCGAAGCTTGCCGACTCAATTCAGGGCCGCAGAAGACAATGGGGAAAAGTTCATCGAAGGATACTTTGCGACATTTGGAGGAGTTTATGAGCTATGGCCTGGGGCAACGGAAAGTGTTGATGCTCATGCTTTTGACGGTGCTCTTGCTGATGATATACGCGCACTAATCGACCATGAAACAAGATTAGTTATTGGACGCAATAAGGCCGCAACGCTTGAGCTTAAGGTAGACGCTAGAGGTCTTTGGGGACACGTAAAGATGAACCAATCCGACCAAGATGCTATGAATCTTTATGCAAGAGTAGAACGCGGGGATGTAGATCAATGCTCGTTTGGGTTCGACATCCTAGAAGAAGAAACGGAATGGCGCGAAGACGGAACAGTCCATTGGACCGTAAAGAGAGTAAAACTTTACGAAGTGTCAGTAGTTACCTTTCCTGCTTATGAAGATACATCCATTGCAGCCCGTAAAAAGGATTATGACCAAATAAAAACTCGCCAAGTTCAAGCGTGGCAATCAAAAACGAGAGAGAGGTTACAGAAATGGCACTAAAACAATTGATGTTAATCAAGCGCATAAATGGGCTTAAGAGTAAGCTTGAAGAATTGCGTGCCAAGGATGCAGAGTTTACAACTAGATCTGAGGCAATGAAAACCCGTGAAGCTGAGCTAGAAGCTGCAGTCAATGAAATTACTGAGACATCCACAGAGGAGGAACAAACTGCAGTTGATGAAGCGGTTGCCGCCTTTGAATCTGACCAGGCTACCCTTACTACTGAGCAAACCGAAAATGACGAGGCTAAGTCAACCTTAGAGGGCGAAATACAAACCCTTCAAGCGGAGCTGGACGAAATAGATAATCGTTCCAAGGCTACTCCGCCAACCCAGGGATCAGAAAGAAAAAAAGAAATTGGAGGCGAAGTTAGAGTGAAAAACAACAGAAACAAATTCTTCAAAGATCTTGCCATTGAACAGCGTGATGCCTTTATTGCTAGGGAAGATATTAAGGATTTCTTAATCCGCGTGCGTGATTTTAAGGGTCAAAAACGTTCGGTGTCTGGTTCGGAGTTAATGATCCCTGATGTAATGCTTGAATTACTCAGGGATAATCTTTATCGGTATAGCAAACTGATATCAAGGGTTAGGGTTAGAACAGTATCAGGCAAGGCGCGTCAAACGATCGCAGGAGCAATACCGGAAGGTGTTTGGACTGAAGCTGTAGCATCGCTGAATGAATTAGCACTATCATTCACCCAAATTGAAGTTGATGGATACAAAGTGGGTGGATTTATTCCTATTGCAAATTCAACGCTTGAGGATTCTGACATTAATCTAATTAGCGAAATAATGGATTATCTCGGTCAGGCCATTGGGTATGCCGTAGATAAGGCAATTCTTTATGGTACTGGAACGAAGATGCCGATCGGTTCAGTAACACGCTTAGCTCAGACATCTCAGCCTTCTAACTGGGATGATAAAGGTCCAGCATGGACAGACCTCCACGTAACTCATGTCTTAAAAATTAATCCCAGCGGAATGACCGCAGAAGTATTCTTTGCGAATCTTATCCAAAACCTTGCAGTTGCCGTTCCTAATTACGCTTCCGGCGGAACGTTCTGGTGCATGAATCGGCAGACGAAAATTAAGCTAATGGCACAAGCATTAACGTTCAATGCGGCAGGGGCACTTGTTGCTGGCATGAATAACACGATGCCTGTTGAGGGCGGTGATATTATCGAGCTTCCGTTTATTCCTGACAACGATATCGTTGGCGGCTTTGAATCACTTTATCTTCTTGCCGAACGATCAGGGGCGCAACTTGCAATGTCAGATCAAGTTAAGTTCATAGAAGATCAAACGGTGTTTAAGGGAACTGCGCGTTATGATGGAAAACCTATTTTTGGAGAAGGTTTCGTAGTTGTAAACATCAATAATGTTGACCCAACGACTAGTTTGGCATTTTCCGCTGATGCCGCCAACACTGTAGCGACCCCCAAGGCCTTGCCGATTGCTGGATCTTATACTGGGGCACAAAGCGTATCTCTGACATGTGATACCCAAGGAGCAGACATCTACTACACCGTAGATGGTAGCGCACCAACTGCAAGCAAGACTAAATACAACGGTCCTATCGCTGTCGCGGCTACCGCTACCATTAAGGCAATTGCCATTAAGACCGGCATGACCGATTCTGCCGTGTTGAGTGCGACTTATACCATTAGCTAGGAGGAAAGTAATTGAAAGCTACAGTTAAAAGGTATTTTGTCGGTTTTGATCAGGAATTCAAGCCTGGCGAAATAGTTGAGCTATCAGTCGAGAAGATTGATCAACTGAATGGAGCAGGATTGGGGACCATTCTCGAAGTTGACGGTAGCCCTGAGTGGCCTAAGCATGTTGGTGGGGGAAGTTATGAATTATCCAACGGCGAAAAAGTCAAAGGAAAGGATACGGCTATTGCGGCTCAATCCGAGATTGACAAATCTGGTAGTTAGGGGGATCTGAGAGATGGATGCCGCAATAGTAATGGCCTTGGTTAAGGAGCGACTGGGCATTAGGTCAACGGTTCGCGATACCTATCTACTCGCCATAATCAATGGGGTAATCACAGAACTTGAAGATGAAAAAGGATTGGTGCTTGACGGTGCCAATCCTTATCAATTAATTTTTGTCGTTGATTACGCGACATGGAGATATCAAAGCCGAGATAGTGATACTGGAATGCCAAGGCACTTGCAATACAGACTTCACAATTTGGTGCTTCATGCGGGCGGTGTTGCTGATGACGTATGATTACGAGTTAACCTTGATCGGAGCGACAACATACATCACGAATGATATTGGTGATAGCGTCCCGGTCGAAGCAACGACAGTCGTATTATGTGATGTCCAATCAGTCACACGATCAGAACATTACTCTGCTGCGGCAAGCGGACTCAAGCCAGAGATTGTTTTTGTAGTCAATAAGTTCGAGTATGATGGCCAGAAGGAAGTTGAGTTTGAAGGAAAAAAGTATAAGGTTGACCGATCTTACAGTCCAAAGAAATCCAAGGGGATAGAGGACTTCGAGAACCTTGAATTGATTTGCAGCGGCCTTGTAAATGGGGTGATGTAATGCCTCTACCGCGCTCAGTAACAAAAATAACTCGCGATGGAGTACAGTTCACATCTAATGTAGACCGTACTAAGTATCTCCTAGTTGAACTTCAAAGAGCTGCCCTGAGAGACACGGCCAAGCTGATCCGGAAGAAGATGGTTGCAAAGCTCAGGAAACTTCCTGGAATGAAGAGATCCAAACGCCCTTACTCCTCGACTCAATACTGGGTAAGGAAGCGAGAGACAGACTTGCAAATCGGCTTTAAACACGACACCTGGTATGGCGTACTGCAAGAGCTAGGAACCAAAGGTCAACCGGCTAGGAATATCCTAAGGGGAACAGTCATGGATAACATCGACGATATCAGGCGCGTTCAAGGAAAATACCTAAGCGCGATTGAGTCGGAGAACGTAGCATTGGGCCTAATTGATCTTGATGGAAATGCTTTTTATGGGGATGGTGACGATGAGGAATGATTGAGCTAAGAACAGTTCTAAACGTATATCTGAAATCAATTTATCCGAACGTCTACCATTCCGAGTCCGTCCCCGAAACTGCCACTTTTCCTTATCTTGTATATGACCTGCCAAACGTCATCGATGATGGGGAATCAATGGAAACGGTTGTCGTTGATATCGATGGGTGGGACATAGATAAAGACACAACAGCGTTAGAAACCCTTATGGCCGAAGTGAATTACGGCCTAAGCAAAAGAACTCTGGCCACTGGAAATATAGCGGTCACTTTTTATCTGGATACCAAGCTGTCACTACGAGACGACGATCCACAAATAAGAAGAAGAAAATACACTTACCAAGCAAAATTATTCAGGAAAGGGTGATAAAATTGCCACTTACGCAAGCACAACTCGAAAACGTGCAAATCGATTATGGGATTATCTTCGCAAACTACGGTGAAGCAGACGCGGCAATGCTTGGACCCACTAGAGGCGGCGGAGAATTTAAGGCAACTGCAACTATTCGGGATATTGAATTCGACGGTCAGAAGGGGAAAACAAAAGGCATGCAGGTGATCGAGAGTATTAATGCCACGCTCTCGGTTGTTACTCTTGATACATCTATGTCGAGCTTAGCGATGGCTATGCCTTGGGCAACTTACGATGACGTATTGGGGACGATTACTTGTAAGAGTGAGAATATCGGGGTTATCCCGGGTGAGGCATATCTCAAAAATGTCACAATGTTTTGCAAAACCGTCAAGGGTGATTACCGGAAGATCACTCTCTACAATGCGATGTCGGAGAAAGAATTTGTCCTAGCTGCTAAGCCTAAGGGCGAAGGGGAAGTTTCACTTGAGATTTACCCGCACTGGGATCCAACTGACAGCCTGGCAGATCTATTCTTGGTAGAGACGGTGGCTAGTCTAGCAGCATAATAAAAGGCGGGGGAAACCTCGCCCTAATTTTTAGGAGTGAATAGAATGATCACGACAGAAAAAGCTTTCGACATGCTTCCTGCGGTCGTTGACTTATACGATAAATTAGATATTGACGCTTACCGAAAAAAGGTTACTGAAGAAAACAAGGGTAAAAAGCTTGACCAAACATCACTTGGAATCAACCTTTTTAAGTTTGTTCTGAAAAATTCAGCAAAGATTAAGGACGAAGTCTTTGAAATTGTCGCTATTTTCGAGAGTAAGACAGTTGAAGAAATCAAGGCTCAAAGCTTTATGACAACAATGAACTCCTTTAGAGAGATATTTGCGGACAAGGAAGCGGTATCTTTTTTCAGGCAGGCTATGCATTAGGATTTTCAAAAACATTAAACCTGTTGCATAGCCACTACGGTATTAATCGTTTAAGCCGGATGAGGGTCAAGGATCTCGGAAAATTGTTAATCGAAGCAGCTAAGAAAGAATCCGAGGACAGCCTTTGGGAAAGATGGGTCAGGCTGTGTCCTTACATGGAGATCGGTCAAATGAAGTTTATTAGCTTTGATGATTATAAAAAGGCTTTGATTAAGCCTATTGTAAAGTTGTCAGAAAAGACGTCCGAAGAGATCGTTGAGGAAATGATGGCGGTAGCGACTGCATACGAGTCCCAAAGGAGTGGTTAAATTGCCTAAAATTGATAGCATTACAGTTGGAATTGATTTTAATATGCAGGAATTTTACGATAATTTGATTATTTATAAAAAGAGTATTGAGGCACAGATTGAAACTCTAGCAAAAGAACCTTCGATATGTACGCACAAGAAAACAGAAACAGACGATCATTCGGGTGTTGATCTCTGCTTATCCTGCGGAAGAGTGATGGATACGCATGGAAAGTATGATTACATTTGCAGGAAATAACGCAAAAGGAATAGCCAATAAACCTCTTACATAGTGTATAATAAAGAAAATTATGTAAGAAAGAGATGAGGAAATGAAAAGGCTTCTTGGATTATTGGCTATTCTCATGCTTGTGCTGGTTGGTTGTGGGGCTAAGACGGATGCTCCTGCGAAGGAACCGGCTGCGGTTACGCCTCCTGTAGCTCAGGCCCCTGCACCTATTGAGAAGAAATGGGTTGTAACTAATACGTGGGAGGGGAACGGGTCAAAGACAACTGAGAATTTCGAGGTAACTGAGAATACAAGGGTTAATTGGGAATGCGATAAGGGCTATTTCAATATAACACTGCAGGATGAAGGAGGAACTCCTCAAGATATATTGGTAAGCACTGATGATGGAGGCAAAAAAGACACAACGTACCTACATGAAAAACATGGACAGTATTCATTAGATGTTGGGTCTAGTGCGAAATGGAAGATAACCGTAGAAAAACAGCAATAAAAAAATAGCGGATCTAAAAAAGCATCCTTTTTGAGAGGGTGTTTTTTTAATGCCGTTAAAAGGAGGTGTTTGACACGGAGATTTTTAAATTGTTCGGATCTATCCTAATAGACAACGAAAAGGCAAATCAATCTATAGATGCTACAGATAAAAAAGCTCAGGGCACAACAAAAACATTCGGGAGTATGCTCGGATCAGCCCTAAAAGTCGGAGCAGGAATAGCCGCTGCAATCGGGGCGGCGGCAATATCAGTCGGAGGCCTAGCTGTTAGCCTTACGGATGATTTAACGAAGTCATTAAATGGCGTGCAGGCCTCAACTGGCGTTGCCGATGACATGATGGGTGATATGAAGGATACCATGCTCGCAATCTATAATAATAACTTTGGTGAAAATTTTGAGGAAATCGGATCAGCTATGTCCCTAGTAAATCAGCAGACCGGACTTGCTGGAGATGCATTACAGGGAATGACCGAGAACGCTCTCGCGCTAAAAGACACTTTCGGAATGGAAGTGGCCGACAGTCTACGTGGAGCAAATCAACTCATGAAGCAATTTGGAATGGACGGTGACGAAGCTTATAATCTAATAGCCCAAGGTGCTCAATGGGGATTGGACGCAAATGGCGATCTTATAGATACGCTTAATGAGTATTCTGGAACGTTCGCTGCTCAAGGTTTTTCGGCTGAAGAAATGTTTAATATGCTTTCAAACGGTGCCGCGAGCGGGGTTCGTGACGTTGACTTGCTCGCCGATGCAATAAAAGAGTTTGGTATTAGATCAAAAGATGGAAGCACAACGTCGGCGGCAGGGTTTCAGGCGTTGGGATTGAATGCTACAGAAATGACCAAGGCCTTTGCCACTGGTGGAGAAACGGCAAAAACAGCTTTTGACAAAACAACTCAAGCCCTTATAAGTATGAAAGATCCAGTTGCTCAGAATGCAGCAGGGGTTGCTCTTTTTGGTACCCAATTCGAAGATCTTGGGATTAAGGGTATTACCGCATTAGTTAACACCCAAGGAGAAATAACTAAAACGAATGATGCGCTCGGTAAAATTAACGAAGTAAAATATAACACTTTCGGAGAGGCCATAGAGGGAATTAAGCGAAATTTACAAACAGGATTGCTTATTCCTCTCGGAGAACAGATATTACCTAAAATGAATGAATTTGCTGGATGGATATCTGGTAATATGCCGATCATTCAGAATGAGATAAGTTACGCGATGGGGATTGTTGACAAAATATTTGATGGAATTGGGAGCGTGATTGAGACTTATATAATGCCTCAATTCAACTCCTTTAAGGGTATGGTTTCTGAAAATATGCCACAAATAAAAGCGGCAATTCAGGCTATGTATGACTATGTTAAGCCGAGTTTTGATCAACTTTGGCAGGTTATCAGGGATGACCTGATGCCGATTATCCAAGGACTATGGGATCTAGTCCAAAGGGCCATGCCGACAATTCGGGTTATCTTTGAAGTTGCTATGTTAGCAGTAGGGGCTGCCTTAAAAGTGGCAATGGGTGTTATTTCTCTGTTTATTGAAGCGGCAAAAGGAATTTATGATTTCATTAAGCCAAAGATCGATTTAGTTATCGATATTTTTAATACAGTATCTACAGTTATTGAAAAAGCTCTTGGATGGTTGCTTAAATGGAATAAAACAGATGCCAAAGATAAAACGGTCAAGGTAAGTTACAATTCTACATCTGATGGCATGAAAGCAGCTCGTAACGCCAATGGAACAGACAACTGGCGTGGCGGACTAACGTGGGTCGGAGAAGAAGGACCTGAGCTTTTAAATCTTCCGCGTGGCAGTCAAATATTCTCGAATGAAGAATCAATGGCAATGGCCGGTTCGGGCGTAGCATCATCTTCGCCAGTTATCTTCGAACGCGGGGCATTTGAGGGTGCCAACATCATGGACGACTACGGAGTAGACCGCCTCATGGATCGCATCATGGACCGCCTAGCGCTCAAAGGGGTGAGGTAATGAGGACGTACGCCATTGCGGGAAATATCGTCACAACTCAGAAAAACTCACTCAGCTATAACGACACACTAAACGACCGGACAACCTGCTCATTCGTGGCCATTGATCCTGATTTTGAGATTGACGTTGGCATGGAAGTAATCGTCGAAGAGGATTCCATCACGATCTTTGCTGGTACGGTGGACAGTGTTTCTGAGAACGGAGACAAAACCAACTACGTCTCCGTATCTTGCGTTGACTTCTCCCAACTAATCGACAAACGAATTATTGCAAACTCTTACGAAAACCAACTTGCCGGAGACATCGTAAGGGATTTCATAACAACAGTCTTCGCGGACGAGGGAATCACGGAGGGAGACGTACAGGACGGCCCAACGATCTCAAAGGCGGTATTTAACTATGACAATGGAAACACCGCTATGAACTATCTCGCCGATGCAACAGGATACAACTGGGAGATTGATAACCTCAAGCAACTTAAGTTTTTTGATCGATCTACCTATGCATCTCCCTTTGGCCTAACGGATGTAAGCCACAATTATCAAGGATTGACAGTTAAAAAATCGCGCTCTGACTACAGGAACAGGCAATACGTCCGCGCAGGGACAGACACTTCGGCGGAAATCCCTCTCGAACAACCAACCCCAAAGCCTGACGGAGTATCCAAGACCTTTGTTGTTAGATTGCCAATCGCTCAAAAACCAAGGATATTTATAAATGATGTAGAGGTTTCTCCTTTGGACATCGGTGTTAATGGACTTGACACTGAAAAGAAATATTATTTTAGCTTTAACTCCAACACGATAACACAAGATAACAGCGAGCCAATACTACTCGATACCCAAGTCCTCAAAGTAACGTACAAGGGACTCTATCCTCTGTTTGTCGTTAGGGAATCTTCCGAGCAGGTGGCGGACAGGAAATCAGCTGAAGGAGGCTCGGGTGTCTATGAGAACATCATACAGGAAACCAACCTGAATACGAGGGAAGCAGCCCTAGAGTTCGCGCTTGGGAAGTTGGAGAAGTACGGCATCATTCCAAAAGTAGTAACTTTCAACACCTACAGCAAGGGCCTCAAGGCTGGCCAAATCCTACCGATCACGAATACTAAGCACAATCTAAGCGGCACGTTTCTCATTGACTCGGTATCAGCTAGAAACGACGGGGGTTTAACATTGTACTCGGTAAGGTGCCTCGATGGGACCACAGTCGGAGGATGGGAGAAGCTGTTCAAGACCTTGCTACAGGGCAATAGACAACTAGTGATCCGCGAAAATGAGGTTGTCGTTAGATATATACCCTTCACGGATGAATTTGTTAATCTAGCCATGGAAGAAGAAATGTCTTATGTCCTGCATCAGTATCATATTTGCGGTCAGACTATTTGTGGACCAGGAGTGATTTTATGAGTGTGACAGATGCGGCGAGAGCGCTGATCCTAGCATCAACGGTTGCAACAAGTATAGATAATATCGACGTATTGAGTGCCAGCGCTATTACAGGAGAACTGATTAGAATCGTCCCTCAGGATGTTGAGACGATTAGCGCAGTAGAACGCAAGTATACATTTTATCTCACCGAGTTTGAGGGCAATGGAAATCTCATTGACCTGTCTCTGTACGGTAATGGGGCAACTGTGGCACTCGGAACCGGAACTGAAATGGCTAGTCAAGCGGTGACTATCGCGAAAACTAATACACAGAGCTTGCTTATCCATTGGAATGCGAGGGTGATTTAATGTATATAAAAACGACTTGGGTCGATGGAGAAAATAAATATTCGATCACCGATCAAGCAGGTAACGTTATCCCTGGATTTGAAGATGTAAAGTTATTGTATACAGGGACTAGCGGAACTCCGATATCAGCAACAAATCTAAATAAAATTGAAACTGAGCTAAGCTTACTTGAATCAGATATAGCCCAGGAAGCAATAGATAGGGATGTGGCAGTGTCTCAAGAAATAACTGATAGGGAGAACGCTGTAGCCCAAGAAGTTATTGACAGGAACGCTGCTATTGACGCACTAAAAACGGAAACCATCGTATGGGAACTACTAGCTACGAAAACATTCAGCGTTGATACATCATATTTTATTTTCGCATCCATTCCTGCAGGCTATTCGGCTTTTAGAATAGTTGGAGAAGTAGTGGGGAGCGATTCCACTGAACGCGGTATTGCAATGTCATTTAACGGTGACACTTCAGCAGCCAACTATAAGTATGCTAATGTAGTTAATGGAGTATATACAGCAAATAATACTGCTAATGGCATTTATATTGATACAAAGTCAGATAGTACAGACATAACTGTTATAGACATATTTATCCCAAACTCAGGCACAAGAGCTTCTTGTTCTGCTACGCATCGAGGAGAAGGGCATATAGGAGATACTTCTGGGCATTGGTACGACAATGCACTCAAGACAGATATTAGACTTTCGCTTGGTAGTTTTGACGCAGCATCTAAGCTTAAATTATTCGGGTGCAAATCAATACTTTAGGGAGGTAATGATTGAATGGCAGAAGTAGTTAATACTTATCAAGAAACAAGAGAAGACGGAGTATTCACGATTGAAGAACTTGATAACGGAATAAAAATTGAGTCACTTATACAGCCTAGCGAGGCGTATTTACAGAAGTTAGCTATCACGTAACTTTGATAAATCAGTTCTAAACGCCTAATATGGCGTTATTTTTATGCCATAAATTAAGAAATGGGGGGATAACCTTGGAAAATCGTTTCCTGTTAACCTTAGATTTTAAACGCAGAACAATCCGAAACATTAATTTTGTGCAAAATAATGTCGGCACATCAGTTATCGAATTCTCTATCGTTGATGGCGGGCAAACTACTGGCCCGGACGGACAGCTTACCGGAGGAAATGTAGTAGACATTACAGGGCAAGCCATTTCTATCGCCTTTTTAAAGCCGGATAAAACCATCGTAATCCAGGATGAGACAACCGGAGTTTCTATCCTAGATGCACCAAACGGAAAACTAGAGTGCGTCCTAATGTCTAATACTTTGGCGGCTGCTGGGGTTATTAAAGCTGAGATCAGCTTCAGCAAAGATGGCAACAAGTTAAGCACAACGCAATTCAACTTTACGTGCTCTAGTTCATTAGATAACGGGGATGGCATATTAAGCTCAAACTTAGTGCCCTTTGTCGATGCCAAGGTAGTGGAATGGCAAGCGGAATTTGATGTCATTACTGCTCAGTACGAAACGGCAACTACGCAAAACACAGACATTGAGATCGTAGCGGCCCGCGGTGGAGAGGTTAATTTAGGTGCCAGGTTAGATGCTGCCGACGCAAGTTTTAGTACGTATAAGGCACAAACTGCGAACAATATAAAATTGAATAGTATACTTAATTATGGGGGTAATCCCGATGGTATAACTCCTGTTGATACTGCTTGGAATAATGCAAAAACAAAAGGTACTGTGTATTTCCCACAAAACACAACAGGTAATGCACAGTATTATTTTACCAACCAACCATCATTGAATGAGGTTATTATACATGCAGATGCTGGCGTTATACTGTCTTTTCCGACGACTAATGTAACAACGTTTCGAGATGTAGTGTTTACTGACGATATAATTATCTATTCGAGAGATAGAGACAATTACGCGAATGTGTTAAAAAATGATTATTCTAAATCTGCCTATATGTATAGCATGGATAATGATATAGATATAGGCATTAAAAAATTAACTCTCGTTGATGATGGAGCAGTCAGGAAAAAAATAGTATGGAATGGTGATTCACTTCCAGCAGATAAATCAGATGTAGATACTTCTGAAATTACGCTTATTGACGGATTTTACCAAGTATCAAACACGGCACAAGTGACTAATCTTAGCAAATGGTATGTAACGTCTTTACCCATAGAACTTAATACTGTTCTCAATTGTCTTATTAAACCTCGTTATATAGAGACACAGGGCGGTGCAAGGCTTGGTGTGTATTTTGGGGATAATCTATATAATTTTATAAACCATATAGATTATGCAGGTAATATCTATGGCTGGAAAATGGAAAATGGTATTTGGGCAACAATACCACCTAACCTCACTTATAAAGATTTACTTACTCCGGCTTACAAAGATATTAACAGTATACAAATAAGCATTAGAGCAATCACACAACGAAAATTTGACATGTTTATTAATGGTGTTTTGGTAGCTAGTACAGAATTAGAATTTGATTGCAAAGAATTCGGATTCGCACTATTAACCTCAAATAATGTTAATAGTGGTATTAATAATTTTACGTGGGGGGAAATAACAAAAGGTTATGCACGTAAAGTTAATTCTGGCAACACTTTTAATGCTATTGCATTTGGTGACAGTATTACGTTTGGAGCGGATAGTTCGATAAGTTGGCCTAATGCACTAAAAAATATTGTTGAGGGTCAATATGGTATAAATAAATTTGAAATTAATAATCAAGGGGTTGGAGGTCATAAAGCTGCAAATCAATTGGCAATTATGCAAGGTATCGACTTAACTTCTTATGACACGGTATTTATATTAATCGGCACAAATGATATAGGTGTTACACCAATTACAGATTTTGAGCTTCAAGTACAATCCATGATTGATTTAGCAAATGGGAAAAGAGTAATAATTGGTATACCTCCGATGTTTATTACCAGTGTATTAACGGGTGGGGGTATAGAAATGACAAGCTATACCAAAGGGGCACCGTATCGAAACAGCCTTTTAAAACTAATCGCCCAAAACAATGTCTATCTTGCTGATACCTTGTCGGAAATAGGACGCATTGGCGTTGATAACACGCTAACTTATGTATTGAGGGATAATTTACACCCGCAAACTTGGGGGTATCAAATGTTAGCACGATGTTTTGCTCGAACATTCTTGACTGCAATAAACCAATACGCAACGATGGAGGAAATTGTAGAATCTGTATTAAAGAAATATAGTATTATACCGTAGTCTATTATTGTCACATTTGACGCATTATGTTCATTAGATTTAGGCAAAAAAATAAGACCCCGGAGGGCCTTATTGGACTAGGTATTGATGATGTGACTGCTTCCGTTTCTCATTCGTCATGCTGGCGTAGATTTGGGTCGTAGCTGGGTCGGTGTGCCCGAGGAGCCCCTGGACGGCCACCAGGTCCGCGCCGTTGTTTAGCATCAATGTTGCAAAAGTGTGTCTAAATATATGCGGATGCACGTTTTTTGTGACCTCTGAGCGGTCGGCTACAACCTTCACTTCTCGCTGGATTCCCCGATCAGATAGCCTACGATAAGGTTTTCGCTCGGAGACAAAGAGAGCTGGGTCATTGTCAGTTCGGCGCATAAGGTACTTCCGGAGATGGTACATGGCCTTAAAACTAAAATAAACCGGTCGCTCCTTGTTACCCTTGCCGATAACCAGCACGGACAGAGCCTGATAATCTATATCGTTATGGTTCATCTTTCGGATCTCACTGAGCCTTCCTCCCGTTGCATACAAGACTTCCACGAGCGCCCGTTCCCTCGGTGTAATGCAGGCCTCGCGGATCATCTCAAGTTCTTCAATGGTCAAAGCTTTCGGGGATCGCTGCTCTTTCTTCGGCGGCTTGATCTGCTTTGTTGGATCGCGAGTCAGGATATCTTCGTTCACGAGCCAGCCAAACATAGACTTGAGGACTGATAACCGTTTGGATAGCGACGATGTTTTAAGGCGTTCAAATTCGGATAGATAGACCCGGATATCTGCTGTGGTAATCTCATTAGCAGCCTTCGGGACGTGTTCAGCAAATATCTTTAGTTCCAGCTCGTAACCCTTAAGAGATAAGGGGCTGAGGCCTTCAAGTCGTTTCCCTGCGAGGAACAGCTTAATCTTTTGTGCTAGATCCGGATGTCCGTTCATAACCAGGGCTGGTTTAATGTCATACTGAGAAAGGATGATAGAGAGTGTTTCCTGCAGTTGGGGCTTGTCCATATTGGGGCAAGAAATGGCGCTCACCACCTGCTCTAGCAATATCTCGGCGGTTGAGCTAAGTATTTGTGTCATGGTTCCCACGCTCCTCTTTCTTTGGACCGGAGCATCGTGGTATAATATCCAGGACACTCCGGTGTCATCATGAGCACTCGTACAGCTGCCAGGCTAGGGACGGGTGCTTTCTATTGCGTTGTGTAAAATTTCAATATCTCTGCTAGTTAACCAAACGTTGTCCACTTCGCCGTAGGAATGGTTAAATACCCCGATTAGGGATCCATTCAAAATCGTACATTCAGCGTAGTTTTTGCCATCGTAGAGACAGCGCAGGACCTTGGATGACTTTAGGTATTCTAGTCTGGTAACGGATTTCTGGAGAGCTTGGGGGAGTTCTTCGAAATTGCATTGTTTCATGGGGTTTCCTCCTTACGCTTCATAGATTACGAAGTCACTCATTGCGTTGTGGTTGTCATTGTAACGGACACTCGCTTGTTCCTTACTGTAAAGTTCGTACTTGGCAGGTTTATCAAGTGTGGCAATAAACTGTTTAGCGGCTTTAGTTATGCAAGTAGCATGAAGTGTTTCCATTTGAGCGCCGCCAGCTTTAAAGACTTTGTACAGTTTAGCTTTCATTACGACACCATCCTTTCCTTACGCCGGTTAGCCCCGGCTGGCTCCTTTGATTTAGTGCGTTCCGAGTTGATACATCAGTTCTTCTAAATCCTTTATCATGGCACTGTTTAAGTCGTTGGTTGTTAGTACTGATACAATGTACATTCCGTCATCGTCCGTGTAACGCTCCGCAAGCCCTCTGAGTTTGCATTGCATTCCGTTAGTGTCAAAGTCATAACCATGTTTCAAGAGTGATGGAATTTCGCAGATTACGATTGCCCGTTTTCCGTTGTAATTGTCGTAATAGATGTTTGGATTATCTTGATCGTCTGCTTCATTGACAATAATGTGTAAGGTTTGCAATGCGCGGTAACGGGGAGAACCATAGTTGTTTTTCTCAAATTCTACTTCCATTTTATCTTTGATGATTTGAGCTAACCAACTCGTGTCTTCTAGTTTTCTCATGGTAGGTTTTTGCCTTCTCATCTTCGTTTCCCCCTCAAATGTACTTGTGTTATTACATATAATATACCATAGCGTTAGTACATAGTCAATAGAAAATACACTAGCGTTAGTATATTTTTTGTGGTATGCTTATGTCGAGGTGAGGAAATGCCAACAGCGAGAACTAAGGCGAATAGAAAGTATAACGAAAAAGCTTACGACAGGATACCGGTTACCGTGCCGAAAGGGGATAAGGAGAAGATTAAAGCATTTGCCGAAAAGGAAGGATTAAGCGTTAATGCTTTTGTTAATATGGCCATAAACAAACAAATGCCCCAAAAACCTATTATAGAGGCATGGAATCCTGCTAGATGTCCATCTTGCGGAGAAGACCTAAGTGAGAGCTTAGGGGATGGTTATTATAAACACTGGTACGGAAAAAGAGTTTGTGATTGTGGACAAAAATTGAATTGGGAAGAAGAAGTTACTTGAAGATGACTAATTTAAAAAGACGCTGAAGCATAATCTTCGGCGTCTTTCATATTTCAAGTTTTTAACCGTCAATCGACGGTTATTTTTTATACCCAAACATCACGGGTAACAAACGAATCGAGGTGAAAGGAGCGAGAGCATTGGATCAAAACATTTCCCTCGCAGTTGTTGGAGCTGTATCTGGTATCGTGTTCGCTTATGTCGGGTACCTCAAAGGTCTAAAGAAAGACTCCTATTCCGCCGGCACAGTAAGAGGCACAATGGAAACCGATATGGCCTATGTCAAGCATCGGATCGACGATGTATTGCTTGAGCAAAAAGACACCAACAAAAGTCTTAATGCCCTCTCTGAACGAGTCACTAGGGTGGAGGAAAGCGCGAAGTCGGCCCATAAGCGTATCGACCAGATCGAGGAGAAAGGGGATTAAGCAAGATGGATGGAATCGATTGCGCAACTAAGCTAACCGTATCGAGCGCACAAGCACTTAATAAAGCCGGAATATTATCCGTAGGCCGTTATCTCGGTAGAAACTCATGGAAGGGGTTAACTCTTGATGAAGTAAAAGCCATCCATGACGCGGGTATGTCTATATTTCTCATATGGGAATTAGCTCCGACGAAAAGAGACTACTTTACTTATACCAAAGGGGTATCCGACGCGGCAGCTGCCATCGTTGAGGCTAAATACCTCGGGGCTCCTGATGGCGTGGCCATATATTTTACCGTGGACTATGATGCGCAGGCAAGCGATATGTCAGCTATTAAAGACTACTTTCAGGGCGTAAAGGATGGCTTGGGCGGCAAATATCTTATGGGTGTGTACGGATCTTACGCTGTCATGCAGGCGATCAAGGCTGATAGATATTTTCAGACTTATGCATGGTCCGGGGGAAAGAAGGCTCCGAATCACATCTATCAATATAGCAATGATGTATCCGTTC